AGGTCAGCAGCCCATTGTCTAATTACTTTTTTGTCTTTCATAACGACTATAGTGGGTACTGTTTGAACTTGTCTTTTCAGTCCAACACCTTGTTCTTCAAGCCAAACAAACCTTACATTACAATTTCTTAAATCGTTTAAATCAACATTGTGTTTCTTATTCCATTGTGAATTGATGTGCAATACAGTAATATCAAATGATTCTACCTTACCTAATGATGTAGGGGTAAAAAGTAAAAACGCTAAGACTATTAAAGCTCTCATCTTAATTCATATACACGCTGCTCAATCAGTTCAAGTTTCTCAAAGTTCTTTTCTATAAGCTCACGATTATTCATAATCTCTGAGCGTATGGCGTTATCTTTTAGGTCGTACTCTTGTCTTGAGATAACAGGTTCAGGTAATTCCATAGCTCTATCAATCTGTGCCTTTAAGCTAAAGTAAAACGCTGTTACAGTGCTTATACCAATAGCAAGAGATACAATAGTTTCTATGCTCATACTGAATTTAGTATCTTTAGACAACTCTGACATTTCTTATATATTAAGAATTAAACGACCAACCTGCAAAGGTATGTACACCATTACCCTCAACAGATATCTCTTTAGACTTCCAACCATAAGGCGATTCGTCTAAACCATTCCACAACACATCTACTGAATAACTATCAGATGCAACGCCCTCAGTTTCTATTTCGCCTTCCTCATCAAAGGTAGGTTCTGTAACCCATAGAAAACCAAGCTTTACTATTGTGTGATTGTGAGATGGGTGTTCGTTTCCATCCTCATCGGTTTCGTGTGGAAGAGCAGCGATTTTCTCTTCTGCTTGTTCCTGTGAGTTAAACTCGTATTTTTTAAATAAATATCCCATTTTTTAACTTGTTAAAGTTGCTAATTCGCTATCGCTTAGTGCTTCGTCAAAAACAATCGCCTGTTTTACTTTTATTGATGGTAAAAAAGATGATAAATTTTCTGCAAAACTAATCTGTTGCTTTGTTGATGAAGTAAAGCTACAACTTGTATCAGTGCCTACTGACGAACCATTAATATAAAATTTAGCATCATTTGTTTTGTATCTTATAGCTGCTTTATAATTAGTTCCTGCTGTAATTGAACCCCCTGCAATACTAAACTGTGTAGTGCCACTGTTATCGCTACCAAACGCTCTAATTTGACTACTTTGAAACCTAATATCAACTTGACCTACATTTGTTGAACCTGTTGTTCTAATTTGAAACAAAATCTGTAAAGCTGATGTATCTAAAGGTACAAACTCTAAAAACAAAGTTCCCTCTGTTTGACCTAAAAGCGATTCAACACCTGATTTGTTACAAACATCGGCTGAACGTGTTGCTGCACTTGCTGAGGTTGGTATATATGAAGTTGGGTAGCTTCCTGCTTCAAATTGTGCGCCCCATAAGTAAACATTTTTAGTACCATCTCTTACTACATTTGGGGTGTTATCAGCTTCGTTTGCCCTTA